CACGGGCAGACTTTGGGAGGGGGGGGTCAAATGGGGGGTGTCGTATATTCGGCCTACAACCGACTGACTATGAGCGCGAACCGAAAGACGATCGCACTGAAGGCCCTCCAGGGCACGGACCGACAAGGACGGAGGCCGATCCCTGTCAAGGAAGTGGGTGTCAACCGACCCGACCCAATCTTCACCTTCACAAAAGAGGAGCGCAAAGTCTTTGAGGACTTGGTGGACCACCTTGAGAAGTACGAACTGCTTCACCGCGTAGATGCCGTAGGACTCAGCCTACTTGCTAAGAACATCCTCATCATGAAGTGGTGTGCCGATCAGCTCAAGGGCCCTGGCGATGTTGTGCAGGTGTTTGACAATGGCACGAGCAATGTGAGCGGCATGTACACGGCGTACACCAAGGCGCAGGCCGCCTTTCAATCGCTCATGTCTAAGTGGGGTCTGTCACCTGTAGACCGCGAGAAGATCGCGGGCATGCTGCTCGATAACGAACCTGACGAATACGAATCCTTCAAGGATGCCTAAGATCCCGAAGCGTGAGAAAAAAAGGCCTTGGAAGGCTACTGTTAAGAGCAGTAGGCCGCAGCTTGGACGACTGCGTGAGGCCGACAAGCGGTACCACACAAAGCAGTGGCAGCGAACGCGAGTGTTGGTGCTACGACGAGACCCGTCCTGCGTGCTCTGCTTGCAGCTTGGTAGAGTTACTCCCTCAACCGTTGCCGACCACGTCATTCCGGTGCGAATGCGGGATCCGCAAAATGACCGATTCTACGACATCGACACCATTCGCGGACTATGCGCCTTCTGCCATGCCAGGGTCTCAGGTCGTCAAGCACATGGCAAAGCCTAATGAACCTCGATTATGTCGAATATGCGGAGGCCGTGTTGAACGGGGAAATCCGAACATCGAAGTACGTTGAGCTTGCATGTCAGAAGTTCGCCGATGAGTTGGAGTCGGGGTGCGATGAGTACTACTTCGACGCAGCCCAGGCGGACAAGTATCTCACCTTCTTCGCCAAGTTCCTGCGTCACAGCAAAGGCAAATTTGCGGGCAAGCCTTTCGAGCTTCTCCCATGGCAGTCGTTCATTGTCGCCAACATCTTCGGGTGGCGACACAATGAGACGGGGCATCGTCGCTACCGAACTGCCTACATCCAAGTTGGACGTAAGAACGGCAAGACGACACTGCTTGCGGGGTTGAGTCTTGCTATGCTCGACTTTGACAACGAAGAGGGATCCGAGGTCTATTACTGTGCGACAAAGAGAGACCAAGCTCGGATCTGCTTTGACGAAGCTGCGCGGATGGTCAAGAGCAGTCCGGCACTCAGTAAGCGCATTGGTGTACACAGGGCCAACCTACACAACAACAAGACCAACAGCAAGGCAGAACCCCTATCGAGCGATCGGAATAGCCTTGATGGTCTGAACGCACACTTGGCTGTCGTCGATGAGTATCACGCTCACGCCACCTCTCACGTCTACAACGTCCTGAAGAGCTCAATGGGTAGTCGCACCCAACCGCTCATGATGACGATCACGACCGCGGGCTTTAACGTAGATGGCCCATGCTTCCAACTTGCCAAGACTTGCAAGGAAGTTCTCGATGGCAAAAAGACAGACGAGAGTCTGTTCAGCATGATTTACGAGTTGGACGAGGACGACGACTGGAAGGATCCAGCAGCGTGGGTAAAAGCGAATCCTAGCCTAGGTGCGTCAATCAGCATGGACTACCTGCAACAGCAGGCCACGCAAGCTCGAAACTATGGCGGAGCGGAGGAAGTCAACTTCAAGACCAAGCACTGCAATTTGTTTGTGAGGAGCAGTGAGAGTTGGGTGAGTGATGAGGTGTGGCAGCAGAATGACCACGGCAAGATTGAGATTGATGGCGAGCGTCCCTGCTATGGCGGGCTGGACCTCGCATCCGTCAGCGACTTCTGCTCCTTGGTGCTCGTGTTCCCCCACGAAGATGGCGGCTACGATACCCGCAGATTCTATTGGCTGCCGGAGGAAGCGATTGAGAAGCGGCTGTACAAGGACGAGTCTACCATCTACATGCAGCTCAAGGATGCCGATGAGGTCACGGTGACTCCCGGCAACGTCACTGACTACGACTACATACGAAGAGCCATCAGTGGATATCACATTGAGGATGGGCGAGTTAAGTTCGACGAAAGCTGTATTATGCGCAGATACGACCTGCGAAGCATCGCTTTCGACCGATACAACAGCTCACAACTCATCATCAACCTCACACAAGATGGAGTAGAGATGTCGCCCATGGGCCAAGGCTACGTCAGCATGTCCGCCCCAATGAAGGAGGTGTACCGACTCCTGCTTGAGGGCAAGTTGAATCACGAGGGGGATCCTGTGCTCAGGTGGATGGCGGGCAACCTCGAAGTCAGCTACGACCCCGCAATGAACTGCAAACCGGACAAGGCCAGGTCGCAGGACAAGATTGACGGCATCACTGCTCTCATCTGCGCGGTAGGCGAGGCTATGACCCACGAGACGGAGGACACATTCCCCGAAGACTACACAATACGATTCCTATGACCTGCGAGGAAAAGTTAGCCTTGGCTAAAAAGCTGTCAAGCCCGCAGGGGTTTGTGGATGAATACCAATCGCGACTCTACGACTATGACAGGAATGTTGATGCTTACTGGTCAGTAGAGGAGGACTACTACATCTTGTTTGGCAGGAACAGATATAGCTGCTACCAAAGCTTCCACACCATCTTGCGCCGCATCTTGAAAAGAAATCGAACTCAGTAATAGGCAATAGTTTAGGATCACTCTAAAATTGCAGGATATGGCTGAAGTAAAGAAAGGATTGTTCGCTCGTCTTCGCGATGCTGTGAGCTCGGCACCTCAAGATGCCGAGAAGCGTTCTTTCGACCCAATGTTGTACTACCCGTTCACGCCTACGCGGTCGGGAGTCCTAGTCAGCGAGGATGGTGCTTTGGCTGTCAGCGCAGTGTACGCCTGCATCAGCAAGATTTCAGGCACGATTGCGAGCCTCGACCTTGGCTTGTACCGAGTTGAAGATGGTCGAAAGGTCATGGATCGGGAGCACCCGGCCTATAAGTTGGCCGCCCAGGAGCCCAATGTGTACTTCACGCCATTCCACTTTTGGCAAAACATCATCAGTGATGCGCTAATGCATGGTGGTGGGTACGCTTTGATTGAGCGTGACAACAATGGTCGCCCCACCACGCTGAACTTGGTCAGCCCGGACAAGATCAAGGTGCGAGAACTCGGTGGTCGCCGGGTTTACATGTACCGCGACACTGAGGAGGCTCTCTTCAACGAGGACATTCTTGCGATCGAGTGCTTCCGCGGCATCAGCCCCATCCGTGAGCACTTGGAAAACATCGGCCTTGCCTATGCGGCACAGGCTTATGGCGCAAGTTTCTTTGGAAGCGGTGGCAACATGAGCGGTGTGCTCATGACCGACAAGACCCTCAGCGAGGATCAGTACCGCCGCCTGAGCAGCACTTGGGATGCCAAGTACCACGGCATGAATAGTGCCCACGCCACCGCCATCTTGGAAGCCGGACTCAAGTACGAGCGTGTCGGCATCCCGCCGGAACAGGCCCAGGCCCTGTCCACTCGCAAGTATCAAGTAGAGGAAATCTGCCGAATCTTCAATGTACCGACAGGCATGGTCCAAGTGGGTGAGCAGAAGTACTCGAACGTAGAGCAGCAAGACCTCTTCTTTGCCAAACACACCATCCATCCATGGGTAGTGAACATCGAGCAGGAGCTGCGCAAGAAGCTGCTCCTTCCTGCCGAGCGCGAGAACTACATGTTCCGCTACAGCATGATTAGCCTGATGCGTGGAGATATGGCCTCTAGGGCGCAGTATTATCACACTTTGTTGGGTGACGGATGCCTCACCGTCAATGAGGTTCGCGAATTGGAAGACCGCAATGCTATCGGTCCGGAGGGAGACATCAGCCTCGTGCAGGTGAATCAGATCCCGCTTGAGAGCATGCGCGACTACGCACAATCAATCACTGGATCCGAGCCGGATGGCGAAGACGTACAGTAACTACCCACAGGCTGCCCGGAAGGCTGCTCGTCGCGCTCTTAAGCACAAAGAGCGGAACGGGACAAGCTGTGGAACGGCGGTTGGGTGGACTCGTGCTAACACCATTGCAAGCGGTCAGGGCATGACCCTGTCAACCATAAAAAGGACTTTCAGCTTCCTGAGCCGAGCTGCTGTCTACAATCAAGGTAAGTTCACCGACGAGAAGGGTAAGGATATCTGCGGCAGCATTATGTATGCTGCTTGGGGTGGTTCTAGCATGCGCTCTTGGTGCAGCGGAATCATCAGTAAAGCCGAGCGTTCAATGCAAGACAACAAGGAGGAACGGCACGTCATGGCTGTTCAAGAAACGGACGAATCCATCTACATTACCTTGCAGAAGGCTCCAGGCTTTGGCGGTGTTCAGCAGAACCCGAACACAGGTCAGCAGGCACCATCCGCCGATGGCAGCGGCCCTGTTGATGGCGGAAGCGATGGTGGCGGTATACCGCGACCTGGTGAGGGCGGCGATCCGCCTCCTTCAAACGTGCAAGGAGACGGAAAGTCTATGCCTGACGAAGAAGAACAAAGAGATCCTGACATGTCAGAAATTGAACGCCGTCACGTTGATGTGACTGACAACACCGAGGTTCGACTTGCGGACGAAGGGCGTACCGTAGAGGGATACGCAGCCGTCTTTGGTCAGCCGACAATGATTGGTGCTGTTGAGGAGGTCGTGGCCCATGGGGCATTTGATGACCGCCTTCACGACGATGTCGTAGCCCTCTTCAACCATGATCAAAACATGCCCTTGGCCCGAAGCTACCAAGGCCAGGGCACCTTGGAGTTGAAAGTGGACGAGCACGGCTTGTTCTACAGCTTCAAGTTGGGCAACCAGTCCTACGCCAAAGACTTGGCTGAGAGCATTAAGCGTGGCGATGTCCGGGGCAGTAGCTTCGGCTTCGTCGTGCGTGAGGATGACTACGAGAAAAAAGCCGATGGGTCATACCGCCGCACAATCAAGCGCGTGGCACGCATCGCAGACATTTCACCCGTAGTCTCACCTGCCTACCCTCAGACCTCGGTCAAAATGCGGGACATGATCGCCGCTCTCGAAGCCGAGAAGGAGATCGAGCAGACCCCTGAAAACGAAACCCCGCCGACACTTGCTCCAAAGCGGAAACAAGCGGAGGCACTTCTTTCCATTCACCACCATAATTCCCCCAAAAAATGAAGCAATCCATTGCTTTGAAGGAAGAACGAGCCTCCGCCATCACGGAACTGGAGGGCATCGTCAACGCGGCTCAAGCTGAGTCCCGCGAATTCACTGAAACTGAGGAGGCCCGTCAGGCCGAACTCAATGATTCCATCTTCGCTCTCGACGAAAAGATCGAGGCTGCCGAGAAGACCGAGCAGATCCTTGCCCGGAGCCTTGCCGGAGCCGCGTCCAAGTCTGAGGAGGTTGAGATGGAGCAACACGCCAAGGAGTACTCCTTCCGTGATGCCGTCAACATGGCTCTCAATGGTCGCCTCGAAGGTCGCGAGCGTGAGATGCATGAGGAAGCTCGTGCCGAGTTTCAAGCTGCCGGAGTCACTCCCATGGGAAACCTCTTCATCCCTCTTGGGCTGACTCACCGCGCCACATCTACGGCTTCAGGTGTCGTTGGCACTACTCAGCAGGGCTTGCTTCAAGGATTGGTTCCTGAGTCTGTGATCGAGCAAGCAGGCGGAAACCGCATCACTGGAGTTGCTGGAAGCGTTAAGCTGCCAAGCCTGCCTACAGACGCAACTCTGAATCGCACTGAGGTTCAATCGAATGATGGCGGTTCTGCCATCGCAAGCAAGACCATCGATGCAAAGCGCATTGCGTCCCGCATCGACATCTCGAACCAAACGCTCGCCATGGCGAACGGCACGTTCGACTCCGTTGTTGCTGCACAGTTCCGCCGTCACGCCGGAGGCATCATGGACTTGAATGCTTGGACGACCTGGTCGGCCAATGCCAACAAGGTCTTGCGTAGCACTGCGGCAGGCTCAACCATCAAGGAGATTGATTTCGTTTCTGCCAACGACTTGATTGCTGCTCTCGGTAACGCTGACGCTCTGAACAACAGCGCAGTGTTCTTTGGCAACCACGCCACGCTCGCTACGGCTCGCAGCCAACAGGCCGTGACCAATGGTGGCATTCCAACCTTGCAGGCTGATGGTACAATTGCAGGATACAAGGCTTATGGTCACAGTCAAATTACCAATAGCTTGTTGACTGCTACGAACATCAACGCACAGAACGAGGTGTACGATGTTACGGCTACTACAGCCATTAGCAACTCGACTGATGGTTTGCCGTTCTTCCTCGTCAACATGAATGATGTCTACTGCTGCTACTGGGGCGGAGCGGACCTCATCGTGGACAATATGAGCCAGGCCCACCTGGGTACTACGCGGATGATTATGAACTACTACGCGAACTGCGATGTGGCTCATAACGCCTCCGTCAAGTACGTGGCGACCGTCTAATTTCTGATTGTTGAACCCCGGTTCCTGACGGCATGCATGCAAAAGCACTCCGCTCAGGGCCGGGGTTTCAATTCCCCTCCCAATGCTATCTCATCCCAACGTTCGATACGCTACGCCTTCTGCTTCAGGCAACCTGAATAGTGGAGCCCTCCCCACCTTGGCATCAGCCAAAGTGCATTTGCGTGTGGACTTTAACGATGATGACGACTACATCACCGCCATCCTCAGCTCTGTAGAATCCTACATTCAGGACTATTGCGGAGTGACCTTTGGTTCAACGGTCACGCATGTAGCGTATTGGGATCACGCCTACCCCGTTGTCAACGTTCATTGGAACGGCGACAGCATCAAAAGTACGGGCGCAGGGAACGCCCCTGTTCTCGCTCAACTTGTTGACGGCACATACGTTGACATGGAGGATGCGGATTATGACCTCGACTTGGTCAGCAGCCCTATCCGAGTTCACATGAAGTCTGCAAGCTCTCATGTGGAGGTCTTGAATCAGTATCGACTTACATTCAAGACGCAGACTCAAACCGTTCCTGAGTATGTTTATCAGGCGGCCCTGATGATTATCGGTCACTACTACGAGAATCGTCAGGACGTTGGTAAGGAGCGCATCTTTGAGGTTCCTATGAATAGCAGGTATCTGCTTGACCGATACCGGAAGCAAGCATTCACCTGATGTTCAACATTGGCACTCTCAACAAAAAAATCAAGCTCTACTCACCGAACACTACTGTCAACGCCTTTGGCGAGACTGAGGTGACGGGATATAGCTTGGAGCTGACTTGCATGGCTCGCCGCCGGGACATTGAATGGTCTACGATTGGTGAGAAGGCCAACGGCAAGCAGCTCGTTGTCGAAGCGCGAACTGAGTTCTACATCAAGCGTTTCCGACCCGCAATCAACGAGACTTGGATTGTTGAGTACAACAACCGCTACTACGAGATTACTCGTGTCGATGAGTTCGGCAAGGCGGAGTACACCAGGATCTTGGGATTGCGCCGAGACAATTTCCAGCCCACGATTGTCTAATGGCTCGTATCAGCGGCAAGTACGCACCAAACATCACCTTTGATGCTTCTGAGTTCCGGCAGTTTGAGCATGACCTAAAGCATCTCTACGGCTTGTCAGTTAAGGAGCGAAGGAGGGAGATGAAGAAGGTTCTAACCTTCGCGTTGGGCAAGACTAAAAGAGCCATGAAGTCCAATGCTCTCAAGGTCAAAAAAAGAGGAGTGCTCGCCAATAGTATCACTACAGTTGATCAGAAGGCGACAGGTATTGGATCCCGTATCGGAAAACGTACTGGTCCGACAATCCGCGGAAAGAGCAACAGGCGTGCATTTCACGCCCACCTTGTCGAACTTGGCACGAAGAAGAAGCGCAAGACGGTCAAGCCGGGAAAGAAACAATTCCGCTTCTACAGCTTTAAGAACCGCCGATGGGTGTTTACCAAGACCATCAATCACGGCAGCAAGGCGCGTCCATACATTAAACCCGCTTGGGAAAGCACGCGCAAGTACATCCCAGGACGGATCAAGCAGAAGATGGCAAGTATCTTTCGGTCACTTACAAAAAAGATGAAGACATGATCCACATTGTTCGCGCCCGAATGCTTGAGTTCTCGGATTTAACAGACCTGGTTCCGGCCAACGACATTCACTTGGTCAAGGCCCGTCAAGGCACTGCTCGGCCTTACATTGTCATTGACCTTGAGGAGACTCAGTTTGAACGCAACAACATTGATGTTCATGGTGAGATTTACAACGTTTTGGTCTACATCACTTGCGAGAAAATCAGTGAGGGTTGGTCCATTCACAATGAGGTAAAAACAGCATTGTCGGAGTTTGATGGGTCTGTCACTGTTGATGGAGTCACATACAACTTTGGTCAATGCAGTCTGATGGACGTTATGACTGACGCACATGAGTTGCACGACTTCTACATCGTTGCCATGTCCTTCAATATCATCATGTCTGTTTAATCGAACTTCGTTTGTGCTGAAGGATTAGGTCGCCACTAACATTGCTCAAAAGAAGTAGAGATGGCAGCAGTCAATGGAAATTGCGTCACATTGCACGTTGGAACAGGCTCGACGGCCCCAACCACGATCACGGGAACGGCTATTGCAGGAGTGACGGGTTGCAGCATCAACATCAGCAACGCCACTTTTGAGGTCACTTCAATTGACGACCCGGACAATTGCAGCACCACTCGCGACTTTGCCGTGGGCACAACCAGTGGTACGGCAAGCGTTGAAGGTATTGTTGACGAAGACCTCACGAATGACGGGTCTGTGCTGTTTGACCATTGCAACAACAAGACGCAAATCACCGTGTGTTGGTCTGACGGCACAAATGGCGTTTGCTTTACGGGATTCTGCACCTCCTACGAGGTCAGCGCAGGCATGGACGACTTTGCCACGTTTTCCGCTTCTTTTGAAATGACCGGACTCCCAAACTTCGTCTAATATGGCAACTGTCAATTCAAATACTTGCGTCATTTACATTGACCCCGAAGGCAATTCTATTGGAAGCGTAGACCCTGCTGAAAGCGCGATTGTTGGCGCATTGCAGCCAATTGCATTCAGCACTTCAGCCGGGGTTTCAATCAACAACGCAACTTTTGAGGTCAACTACAAGGCTGCTACGGGTGCGGATGGGACGACTGCCCCTTCCTTGGAGCCCACCAGGGCATTCCGGGCAGGCACTCAAAGCGGATCGATGAGTTTTGAGGGCGTTGTGGATTTCGCAGACCCTACAAATACGATCAGCCTTGAACAAATCTTCGGCAAGCTGAAGGACAAGGGTCTCATCACTGCTGCTTGGGCGAGCACATCTACCTCCACACAAGCTTACGCTGCTCAGGGGTACTTGACAAACTTCGAGATGTCTTCCTCCGTTGACGACTTTGCTACCTTCAGTGGAAGCATTGAATTGGTAGGCGACATTACCACGCTGTGATATTGTATATTCGGGCAAACGTCTGAATATGAACTCTCTTTCCGGCAAGTATCAATTGACGATTGGCAAGAAGAAATTCGAATGCCACTTGTCAATGAACGCCTTCCGCATGTTGTGTGAGAAGGAAAGCCTGACCTTGGAGCAGTTGCAGGTTGCAATGGCTTCCAATCCCGTCCTCTACCTTCCGGGGATCTTGTACTACGGAGTGGTTAACCACCACCACTTCAACAACAAACCCACGGACGACCTCCAATCGTATGATTACTTCTCTGCTCACATCCTCGATGACGCAGAGAAACTGCCCACCTATGTCGGTTGGGTGACAACTGTCTTCAACGGAGAGGACAAGACAGAGGAGGAGGAGGGAAAGGAGTAAGCGATCACAACTCGCCAACTACCTGGCAGGAGCTGTATGTAGAGGGACTCTCGTGCGGTCTCCTGCCGGAACAGTTTTGGTCGCTGACCTTCTTTGAATTCATTTGTTACTCGCGGTCAATCCGCGAGGCAGATTCGCGTGCTTGGTGGCATACAGCAAGCCTAATGTCTCTTCACGCCAACCTGAATCGAGACAGCAAAAAACGCCCTAACCCTTACAAGCCATCGGATTTCCACCCCTATGGGGAAGACAAAAACAAAGCAAAGTTTGTTCGCCCGGATAAGGAGCGAGTAGGAGAACTTGCTGCTGACTGGGCCACAAGGCTTTCGTCAAGAAAAGATGGCAGAGAAAGTCAGTAAACTATCCGTCATACTGTCGTTGGACAGCACCAAGTTCGAGATGGCACTTGGTGAGACGCAGAAGAAGATGAAGAATGTAGGTCGTCAACTGTCCCAAACGGGGCAGGACATGACCTTCGCTTTGTCTCTTCCACTTGCCCTGATTGGCAAGCAAATCACAAGCACCGCTACCGACTTTGAGTATCAGATGGCTCGTGTGTCCGCCATTAGCGGAGCCACAGGCAATCAGTTCTCCAAGCTTCAAGGCAATGCGGAGCGACTTGGCGCAGCGACAATCTTCACTGCGCGGGAGGTCGGTCAGCTTTCCGAGGAGTTTGCCAAGCTCGGATTCACCGCTGACGAAATCACACAAGTCACGGAGAGCACCTTGTCCCTAGCCCAGGTGACCGGAGCTTCACTGCCGCGAGCCGCTGAGGTTTCAGGTGCTGCGCTTCGCACGTTTGGACTTGATGCCTCTAAGGTTGGCGAGGTTAATGACGTGGTAGCTGTAGCTATTAGTAAGTCTGCCTTGGACTTCGAGTCTTTCGCCGAAACCATGAAGTACGCAGGATCGCAAGCGGCGATCAGTGGCGTAAGCATGGAGGAGCTCGGAGCTGCCATGGGTGTCCTCGCCAACACGGGTGTTAAAGGCTCGATCGCAGGTACTCGTCTGCGGATGATTTTCGCCAAGCTCGCTCAGGAAGGAGGCAACGTACACGACAACTTCATTGAGCTGATCAACAGCAACCTGACTATGACCGAGGCGATTGATCGCTTTGGGGTTCGGGCTGCCACCGCTATTCCCGTACTGCAACAGAACCGAGACGAGTTCTTTAAGCTTGAGCGGCAGATGAGGTTGTCGTCCGGCACTCTTGCAATCATGCAGGAGACCATGGACGACACGTCATTTGCTATGCAACGCAAATTGAAGTCGGCACTTGAGGACGTGAGTATTCAGATGGGTAAAGCACTGCTCCCCATGGTCAATGCTGTTGCTCAAGCCTTCATCTACCTTGCCAACGGCTTTGCCTCACTGAGTCCGTTAGTTCATGGTGCAGTCGTAGCCTTTGGCGCACTTGTAGCCGCAGTCGGTCCTCTGTTGCTTGCTATGGGCAAGTTGATGCAAATCATACCCGGATTG